TCAATCGCTGTTGTTCGTTCATCGTACTTATAAATTTATCTCTCTCTTCTTTCGATTCCTTATTACGCTTCTCTCGTTCTTCCTCCACTTTTTCGCGTTCTTCTTTCATTTCTATTCTTACAATTTTCGAATCATCCCAAATTCTTTTTGTGATAATTAGTAAGATTATAAAAAGCGCTACAAAGAGCGCCGCGAAGAACATTTCTTTCGCTAAAGCATAATCAAAAACTTTTGTTAGTCCATCATACATTTTCATCATCCCCCATAAAAAATAAGCCTTGCTCGGCTTTAATCTAAAACATAAAATAATTGATTTAACGCAAAATAAGTAATGCTCGTTTCCGCTGGTATAAATCCCATCGCGTTACTTGATGAAGCATGAACACGCCCACCACTCGCTTTGTTTGTTGGTGCGTAAGCCATCGCGGTTTTCGTTGTTTGGACCTCAAAAGGAACAGAAGCGAAAGCATTATTTGTAGCAGTCCACGCAGTTGATTTTTGAACTTGACCGCGGAAGATAGCAAATCTAATTCCAAAAACACATACGACTCTGTATTGAGGTATGTTACTTTCTGCCGTTGAATAACCTGCGTTTAGCGGTAAATCTTTCCAACTTGTGTTATAAAACGAATCTGCATCAATTGAAAGCTTAATATTTCCATTCTCATTAAACTGCAGAGATTTACTAGTTAAAATAGAATTTCCTAGGCTACTTTCCCCGGCAACATCGATTAGTTTCTGCGCAACTTTGTATCCGCCTAATGTACTGATGATGCTTTCTAATACTGCCGACCCTATACCCGTAGGCAAATATGAAGTTGAATTGAACCCGTCATCATTCATTTTGACAGTTCCAGTGTAAAGATTATCGTCGCTATCTTTGTAATTTATGTTATGAATAAACTCCGCACCAGTAATGCTACCACTCTTCACATCACCAAGCTCGGCAGTGATAGCGGAAAGTTTACCCACACGCAATGCGTTGTAATCCAAAGGTAATTCTACCCAACTATTCCCGTTCCAAGTAAAAACACCAACAATTGTTTTAGTGTTTTCGTCTATTTTAAACCATGTGTCACCTTCGACTGGAGCGCTTGGTTGAGTTTTATCAAAAACCGGTTTATGATTACTAACTGATTCAATCAATGCATTGTTCGCAACGGTAATCGCCTCTTCTATTTTTTCGTTAATTTCTGGATCTGCTTCCTTAATATCTAATGTTTGACTCACCCATTTTTCTCCATCCCACCTTCTCAAAACATTTGGTGTCACACTACTATCCATCCACAGTAAATCGGTGGTCGGGTTTAACGGTGCTTCACCAGCTACTATTGCATCGTTAATATCTGTTAATGTTATTTCCGCTGCTGCTCTAATTGTCATTATCCAACATCCTTTCTTCTGGCATAGCATAAATACGATTGTATCGTTTGCCCGCCTCTCCTTGCCCTAAATTTAGCTGCATCATTCGCTTGCCATTTGCATCAAGAAATGGATACGCTCCTTCGCATTCGTTAGTTGAACCTTGTGCAGGATAGTATTTTTTTTGAAAAACATGATGATAAACTAAACTATTATTAATCATATCCCAACACCAAACTTGATTTTTATCAGTGCCTGTAAAACTCCCTCCGGCTGACAAATACGCGTATGGAAACATTACATGCATTCCTTGCAACGTATATAAAGTAGTTGTAAATCCACAGTCTTTTGTCCTAAATGTATATAAAGGAGCTATTCTGCCGGCTAATAAATCAGACTTTTTAAAAACATTAATACTTAAATTTGAAACGCCTGGACTCATAACTACATAGTCGCTTGTTTTATCGTATGTTACTCGGAAACCGTCAGGTGCTTCAAGTTTAAATGCCATCGACTCATCGTAAAACTGTTCTTTCAAAGGGACATATTTAAACATTGCTATCGCCTTCTCTGCTTGGGGCAATGGTGTTACATAATAAGACCAGATGTGCGCCTCACCAGACGAAGTGTCCACGCCAAACATAGTCCCATGTCCTCCGCCGAGAATCCACATCATATCGACGAAAGTACCATCAAGCGTAGTTCTATAAATATTGTATGATTGTTGTCCACCGACTTTACTTTTTTTACTTCCATAATATTCTTGCGACCAGTATATATAACCATTTTCCACGTCTATTTGCGCACATTGCATAACCGATAAATTTACTTCTATCCCAGCAGGGAATTCGCGTGGAAGTTCAGCATACATATAACTTTCTTCTTCATTAATCATTAATATACTAGCTTCACTTCCTTGATTGACCGAACATCTAATAGTGGCATTGATAAAAACGTCTTCTCCAGAGATATTAACAACATTACCTACGCCTATCTGTGCTTCTTCCCAAACCAAGTCGTGTGTACCGTCGTTATTTATCTTCTCCCAAATAAAATCACCACGCTCAATACTATTCGTTATGTTTGTTTTCCCATCGTAAACTCTTGCAATAAGTTGTGTAGTGCCAGCGTTATTTTTAAAAGTAGAACCACTCGTGCTAAATAATTCTACTTTCCACGTCTTCGTTTCTTCTATTTGTTTTTTAGCTTCTTCAATTTGCGCTTGAAGTTCCCAAATAGCCAGTGGTGTGACGTTTTCCAATTCGATATAATCACCAAGAACAACCTTGTTTTTAGACGGATCACTAAAAGAAGTTGTCTTTTCTATGATTCTTGCAGATAAAGTTATATCCATGTCCAAGTCGACTACTCTTACTGTGTCTCCAAGTGTGACTTGGTGTGGCTCATAGCCTAACATCTCTGCTAGTAATATCACGTCTACCTCGTACGTAGATAAAGGATGATTAACTTTTTCAAGCTCTAGTATCGCCCAATCTTTTAAAGCTTGCGCATTTGTTATTGTATCTTTTGTTATGACCCCTTTTAAATATTCTCTACCATCGTTATACAGCCAGTTCGCTTCATCATCATAAATGTAATTTAAACCATTATTAACTGATTTAATTGTCAAACCATCTTTACCAAGCGGGATAAGAGCAGTGTACATAGTTTTATCAGTTGTAACTCGTTTAAGACCTTGAATGTCTCTTGCATACTCAAATCGTTTCGCAGTATTGTTGCCTCGTTCGTCAACTAAATCAAATTTATAATTAATGATTTGACCACCAAAGCTTTCTACGTAAGCATCAATTTCTGCTTTATATTCTGCAATAATTTGTTGTAATCCAGCTTGAGCCGTTATATTGTCTGCAAATTCAATAGTGCGTATTTGTCCAACAAATTCTCTCTTACCGATTGACCATCCTGTCTGTTGTAAAATATATTCAAGCGCCATGTCAGCTCTTATATCAGTCAGTAATTTATTGGAAATAATAGTTGCATTTAAATCATAAATAAATGCATTTTCTGCTGTTGCTTTGATGTATCGTCCTTGCATATTTAACCCGTTTTCAGATTCATAAATACGAAATAATCGTAACTTAGCTTGTTCGTCTTCAAACAAAATATAATTACCTTCGTGAATATGTTCAGCCATTTCATGTTCTGCGGGGATGGTAACAGTGTATGTGTCATCAAAGTTTTCAAGCTTCTCATTTCTCTCATCATCCCAAAAAGGACACGAAAAAGGCATGTCATTAGATAACACGCCTACAGTTGTTCTTTGTCTATTTAGAATTGTTAACATTCTATACCTCTCCTAATATGTCGTCGGTCTGTATTCTATGGACCACTCCGCTCCTTCGCTGAAAGCCACTGGAGTTTGATAGCCACCAAAAAACGAAGGAAATGAACTTCCAATTGCTAAATTTTCCATGAACACTGAACCGTTTTTCATTATGACCCCAGCTTCACAATCAATCATAATCTCATCACCTTTATGGATAATAACCTCTGGATTATTTTTAACATCTGCTTCTGGATTAACTTTTTGTACAACCAAGTCGCAAAAAACAACATCATTGTCTTTGTAAGTTTGATTATTAAAATCTTCTGGAATATCCATTTTGGCCATGTAAATTCCGATGCCTGCTAACTTAGTAGCAAATTTGTTATTTGAGTCTTTCCATTTGTAGGTTCGTTTCCAAGCTTGACTACCTTTATCGTTCAATTTAACTATTTCCGCAATAAACAACTGTCCACGCTTTTCAATAGATAGATTAAAGTACGCATCTGAAAATTCATTATAGTTATTTCCGACTTCATACGTCGTGTTTATTGTTTTCCAAACTTGCTTAGTCTTTGTTTTACCTTTTTCTGTATACTTCACTGTTTGTTGTACTTTTTTTGAATAAACCACTTTCGTATTCTTTTTCTTAACTACTTTCCCCTCAGTTGCAGCAAAAAGGTATCTATCTTTCGTTGTTCTCCCAATCTCTAGTCCCAAATTCATAGCTCTCCCATTTTGGGCATCTTTAATCATAAATTTACCAATGCGTTTGCTATCTTTGTCTAATAAATACAATTCTATTTTTGTTCTAGCGCGTGGGTATTTTTGAGTAATATTTGCCAATCGAGCGGTGACTTTCCAATTGTCTAATTCTGACGTCAACATTCGTTTCATTACAGGACCTCTCCATGATTTGTAAGGCGCGGTTTCTGTTTTTTCACCATAGGAATTTACACGAATGGTGTTTATAGTTTGTTTAAATGAACTTGTTTTCGCAGGCTTACCATTTTCTAGCTCCCAAGTAATATTACTTTGCCCAATACCATCCCACAAAGTCATGTCATTTGCTCTATCGGACAACACGTTCTCATACATTTTCACAGCTGTTTGTCCTGTATCGGGGTCAATATCAGCCCCTAGAAATATATAATCATCATCTGTTGCAAATGATAGACTAGTTAAATCGTCGGTTGCTATCGCATGAATAATTGGACTTGTTGATTGTGAACCCGCCACCTCGATTATAGCCGGGCTTTCTGGTAAACTAATTTCTTGTTGTTCTCCATATCCACGAGGATCACTACATATAAATGTAATGGTTGTTGTATAATTATCTGTCTGTAATTCTGTTAACTCTGCCATTTGGGCAAAATGACCGTAATAAATCCATTCCGGTTCATCATCAAAGATTATTTCGCTTTCAAAACTGTTAGTTTGGATGATTAAGTTATTAAGATCGTGTGCTATTTCTACTCGTTCAGTTTCCGATTTCCCCATAAGCGTAATATTAATGTCAAAGCTTCTAGTACCAACGGAATTACCAAAAAAGTACCCACCGATTTTGGCAGGTACTTCTTGGATATTCTCAGTGATATTGATTGCATTTCTTTTGATACTATTAACAACTGCTGGAATGTCATTGCTATGAATTCCGGCGTACGTAAATCCTATTTTAGTCACGTTTTCTAACCCCCTGAACTCGGTCTTTTCTACTTATACGATTGTTCTGCATTTTTGTAATTGCAGGTTCCACTAAACTTCCGACCTTATTTGTGTCCATGTATACGTCACTATTTTTTTGAAGTAGTTGCATTAAAATCTGATTCTGCTGTTGAAGCAATAAAATCATGTCAGAATTGTCAGGACTATTGACAACAACACTTCCTCCATCGTTCATTCCAATGATTTCTTTTGTTTTTTTGATTAATTGAACTGCTCGATTTTTCCGAGTAAGCGGTATGACTACTTCTGGCTTATTGCTCTCAGCAACTTCTATCATTTCATTTTTGTTTACAAAACCACCATTAGCAAATCTACGATGTCCTCGTGGTCCCCAACCTCGTTTACCATAAGGTAAATCGTTTCTCCATGACGAGTTGTTGAAGAATGCCAGTAACTGGTCATAACCAGAAAATATATTGTTATGCCCTTTCATTCTGTATGCGTTAAAAGTCTGCGGTATATATTGAAGCAAACCTTTAGCAGGGTTGCCTGATAATGTATTAACATCCACAACAGCAGATGACTGAGTTATTTTTTCATTCCCGCCAGATTCACGATGAATTTGTGCAATAATGCCTTTTAATTCACTACCGGACAAATCCACTTTCATGGCTAGAGCCGCTTTCTTAATAACACTAGACCACGCCGAAGCACCTTTCCCAGCCGGTCCTGCCACTGGCGCAGTTTCTTTAAAACCAGATAGCATTTTCTCCAAAGGTGCGCCTATACTGTTTTTTAAATAGTTCAGCATGTCAGAACCTAAATTACCATCGTTACCCATTTTAACGCCAACAGACAAGCCACCAAAAAGTTTATTTAAATTTTTGATAGGATGCGCTGCCCAGTCAAAAGCTTTTTTAGAAAAATCAACTACTTTTCCAGCTACCGCTTTTGTCCCATCCCAAGCGTCACTCAAGAAATCATTGATCGTTGAATTGCCACTTGCAAATCCAGGTAATGTTTTACCAAGACCACCTTGCATGACTTTTTTCGAATCTGCATGGTTCAAAATTTTAGTACCTGGCGCAACATGCGTTATTTCTGCACCATTTGCACCTAAAATTTGTGCTTGAGCGTTCCGTTTGTTGTACGCAATTTCAAAACCTTCTTCACCAGCCATAATTTGTCCAGACGCATTGTTAGAACCTGTATAATCCATTGCTAGCTGACTACCGTAGGACGTTCTTTTTTTGCTAGATGATTTTGAAGTTTTAGTGTTATTGTTGTAACCCGCTGGTTTCCATTCTGGTATGGTAGGTAAACTAAAGAATTTTAATACTTTATTTATTCCACCTGTGACAGAATTAATTACTTTAGCTAAACCTGCTTTGAAGTTATCCCATTTGGACAGAGACTCTCCAGTTTCCCAATCTACTTGCTTCAGGTGACCAGAGGCTTGTTTTTTTGCTTGATCAACAACGCCATTATGCATTTTTTTGGCTTCACTTACTGATTTGTTTTTTTGGCTTTTTGCTTTTTTTACAATATCATCATGTTGCTTTTTCGTAATAGTTCCATTCACATAATATTCTTTGTCAGCAGCAGCAACAACTTCTTTGTATTTTTTATTTGCTTCTTTTACAGCGCCGTCTTTAGAACGTTTTGATTCCTTTACAACTTTAGAAGCTTGTTCTGCGCTCAATTTACCGCTACTGTCCTTTAACTTGCCTAGAATTAATTTTTGTTCTTTTGCTGATTTGGATAACGTACTAACCACTGCTGTTTCTTGTTTTTTAGCAATTGTTTGTATTTGATTACTATAAGTTTGATTGCTAGCTTTTCGTTGATTTGCCGCATTACGTTTAATACTTGTAACTTGCTGTTCTTCAGATGCTGTCAACACTCTGCCTTCTTTTGCCGCTTTGGCGTTAATAGCTTTTATATCTGCTTTTTCCTTTTTAGTAATATCTGCATTTTTGGCTGCCATATCTTTATTCAATTTCTGAATTTGTTCATTGTTTTTCTTCACTTCGTCTAACGATAGCTTTTGAATCTTTGCTTGTTTCTCTTTAACGGCTTTAACATCAGCCTCAGATAACATGCTATTTTTAGACAATGTATTTAAATTCTTATCTGTGCTATTCTTAGTCTTCTCAAATGACTTTTCCACAAGTGCAACCATACCATTGTAGTTTTTGCTGATTTTAGCAGATGCTGATTTAGTGATTACATCCCCGGACATTTCCAAATACTTTAATTCAGAGATTGCGTTTTGAGACATAGTTTTATATGAATTCACATTTTTTGCAGTATCTTTGCTAATACCTTTTCCAGATACATCTGTTTTTAAAGGATTGGAAAATGCCTTTTTAATTTCCGCATACCCAACCTTAGCTATTTTTATTTGATCATTGATTTGATTAACAGGTGCTAATAGTATAGGATGTTTTTTAGCAGAATCTGACAATCCATCCCACATATTTACAAATTTCTGTTGATATTCTGGAAATTCTTTTTGAACTTTCTTACCGAATGCCTGACCAAATTTCGTTCCCGCTATGCCTCCAACTGCCGCACCTATTGCGGTTCCGATTCCAGGAGCAATTGCTGTTCCGATTGCCGCACCAGCTGCGCCTCCCGCTAAACTTCCGCCAGCACTACCAGCTTTATCTCCTGCATTTTTTTTATTAATACCAATAAGTTGTGTTGCAGATAATGCAATTCCTAGCCCAGGTAGTGCCTTTCCAATACCTTTCAAACCAGCCCCAATTTTTCCGAATTTGCTATAACTCGCAATATCACCAGCCATATCAGCCGTAGATAGCGCTTTTGTTCCTTTGCTTCCTTTAAAAAACGAGCCAGCTTTACCTAAGAAACCTTTACCTTTCCCTCCAGCTACCGGCAAAGCGTTTCCAGCAAGTTGCGTAGTCGCTGCATTAGTTCCAGCAGCAACAGAGTTTTCTGCTAACGCTGCTGTTAATTTCTTTACAGGTGAGATAGCAGCCGCTGCCCCTTTTGCAATAAATCCAAATGCTAGTCCAGCAACCGGAATCGCTACCGCAACTACACCTGCTGTAGAGATAACCGTTTTAGTACTATCATTCAAGCCATTAAACCAATCAGCTGCTTTTTGAATGTACTTTCCTAGACCACGTAATACCGGAGTCAATGATGTTCCAATGCTGATAGCAAAGGTCTCAATTGCACCAGATATTTCTTCAATGGTACCTTTCAGATTATCCATTTTCATTTTAGCTACGTCATCAGCAGTTACTTTTCCCATTTCAGTGCGCATTTTCTTTATTCCATCCGCGCCTTCACGATAAGCAATATTCCCAGCACGAACTGCATCGGAGCCAAACATAGCACCTAGCGCTGCACTACGCTGTTCGGAGTTCAAATCTTTTAGACTACTTTGCAATAGACCAGATATTTCTTCTGCTGATTTTAATTCCCCGTTTGTATCATAAAATGCGGAGTGGACTGCGCCAGTGGAAACGGTCAATTCTTCAAATTCTTTGTTCACTTTAGAAGCACTTGCCTTTGGACCTGCCAAACTTTTAGCTAAATCTTGAATTTGTCCCATTAATTTATCTGTATCATTCGAAAGTGGTTTTACACCATTTTCTTGCAATACTTTCATAGCAGTTTCATTGTCCACAATGCTTAACCCAAGAGCATCAAATTGTTGCCATGCTGCTTTTGTTGTAGGATGCAATCTTTGTAGCATCGTTTTTAGAGAGGTACCTGCATCAGAACCTTTTAAACCATTCTGCGCAAATACTGCTAACATTGTTGATGTGTCGTCAAATGAGAGACCAACGCCACTAGCAACGGCAGAAACTTGTTGTAAAGACATCTTCATTTCTTCTACACCTGTGGCAGATGCGTTTGCTGCACCAGCCAAAATGTTTGCTGCGTCTGCAACACTTAAATTATCATCCTTGAACGCATTTAAAACTGTAGCTGCAATTTCTGCCGCTGACGCTAAATCTAACTCGCCAGCTGTTGCTAATGAAAGCGCTCCAGACAATCCGCCATTTATAACATCTTTAACTGAAAGACCTGCCTTTAAAAGTTCTTCTTGTGCCTGTGCGGCTTCTAATGCGGAGTATTTCGTATCTGCGCCTTGTTGAATAGCAAGTTCTCTTAAAGCATCTTTATATTCATTTACCTCACCAGGAGACATGACAGATAAAGTATTCGACATTTGTTGCTCAAAGTCTGCCGCTTTTTTTGTAGCGAAACCTAAACCAAGAGCAACTGGAGCCATGTACAAACTGCCTTTTTTACCGAAAGCGACAAGTTTATCTCCTGTCTCATTTAATTTTTTTTGATACTTGTCTAAATCTTGAGTCACTGTCCCCCATGGTGAGCTTTTAACAGCTTGCTCTCTCTTGAATTTCTTATAAGATTCTGTGGTAGTATCAATCTTTCTTTGCAAATTATTGTAATTTGCAACTTCATTATTTACTGCTTTTTCCCCTGCTGCTAAAGCTTTTGGCATTTGTTGTAATTCTTTGTTAAGTTTGTTGTATGCTTTTTGATTTGAATTGACTTCTTTTTCTGCTTCTTTTAATTCTTTTTCAGTTGCATTACCAGATTTAGAGAGCTGTTCAAAACGTTTTTTTGACTCAGTTAACGTTTTATTAGACTCTTTCAACTCTCCATTTAAAGAAGCATTTCGTTTTTCTAAATCTTTAAAATCAGACTTAGTTTGAGAAACCATTTTGCTCTGAACAGATAACTTTTTATTAAGACCATCTAGCTCTGTTTCATATCTAGATAAAGTTTTTTCTCCCTTTCCAAATGCCGAAAGATTCGCTTTCATTTCGCTATTCACAGAGCCGAGGGTCCGCTTCAACCCTTTCATTCCCTCATCTACTTTGGCAGCATCTAAGTCTAGATTAATTGTCAATCCTTGAAGTTTATTCATTATTTACCTCCTTCCTAATTGACATCTTGGTATTGTGATACAAAGTCAACAAGTGAAACTTTGTTGTTTTCTGATTTTGCTTCTTCTTTTTCGATTATCAGACGACATAACTTTTTGTATTCTTGATCGTCTGTTTCTCGAATTGTCCAGCCATACTCTTTCATGCAGTAACGCCTAATTGCATCGAGATCGGACAAAAACTCGGTAAGCGTTATTACTTTGCTTCCTCATCTCCACTGTCTTCATCCTCGTACTCTTCTGGTGAAATCTCCCGAAAGACAGACACCAATGTATCGTTTAATTTCTTCGAAGGAATATTTTTTTTAAGAAAATCTATTGTAATGTTTTCATCATCAAATAATTTCACAATAAATTTTAATTGCATTTCCAAAATTGTCGTTTTCTTTGGATCATCAGAAGTATTGATGTATTCTCTAATTTTTTCTTGTAGTTTCCAATACTCTTCTAATTCAATTACAGATGTATCTTCTCTCTCATATAGCTCTTTCTTTTTTTCTTTTTTATTAAATATTTCTAGTTTAATCACTATTTTCTCCACCTTTTTTATGATTTTGGTCAACAAAAAAAGAGTAGGATTTCACCTACTCTTAAAATTTTTTATCCTTCTGGTACTACTGGTGTTTCAACAAAACCAGGAAAAGCCATGTTGTAAATTTTATCTCGGAATTCTTCGCCCACAGCCATCGCGAAAACGTCCCCAGCGTCATTATAAACAAATTCACCAGTGAGACTAGTTGCTTCAGGTTCCTTTGGTTTGTCCTCAGATGTGTTTAATTTAACATCATCTTGTCCATACTTTCCTTTTAGTAAAGCAAAGAATACCGGCTCCCCTCGCAACGTTTCACTTTCCATCACACATGAAGCGTATGGTGGAGCAGTGTTTTTTCCTACCGTTACAATACCATCTGCATTCTTTTGACGACCTAATAACTTCTGTCCTAATTCAAATGAAAGTTCCATGATACCGATTGTTTGCTTAACATCACCAGAACCTTTTTTGGAAATGTAGTATGGACCGTTCGAAGCGAAAACTTTAATAGCTTCCGCATCAAGACCAGAAATATCAGCTTCAACCGTACCACCTTTTTTATTCTTACCATTTACTTCTACTTTTTCTGTTACCTTTTCGTCTTTTTCATCATAAATTCCAAAAGTTGCTTTTTCAAACCCGATTGTTGTAATCATTTATTTCACTCCTAATTAATTTTATTGATATAGCTTATATGGCAATCCATTATATTTTCGTGCATCTACAAATCGCCCTGTTTCTGGAAAATATTCATCTAAACCACCAGCGAGTTGTCCAAATCCTATTTGTTTCATTTCTTTTCTAACTTCGTCTTGTATTTTTTTTACTATTAATCTGTCGTTAGATTGCACATCAATTTGTACTAAAAAATCTTCCATCCTGGATTCATTACTGGAAAAATTAGTTGGTATTGGAACATCTAAAGGTATTATTAACAAGAAGGTTTTTGTAGAATCACCTGTGCCTGGAAAATCATAATATTTAATTCTCTCTTCGCAAGTAGTGTGAATGATATCGTTTTTACTTAATGTTGTATATATGACATTCAAAATATCAATCATAGTTTATCACCTATTTTCTTCTGTACAATTGCCCTATAAGCTCTTTCAGATATTCTTAGTGACCTGGCAACACTACCTGTTCCTGCTGGTGTGATTTTTTTACCATTCCTTGTATAACCATATTCGTTGAGATGAATTATTTTGTACCTGTCTTTAGGACCTTTCCAGTCAATCTTTATACTTCTTACCCCTTTGTCATACGAAGGTTTTTCTATATTGATTTCATCAATAGATGCGCCTGTATCTTTAAATTGAACAAATTCACTTTTAAGTGTTTTTGCTACAAGAGTAGCACCTGCAATTAAAGCAGGGTCTACTAATTGCGGCAAGTTTTCTCGTCCAAATAAACTGACTAACTGTCTTTCCAACTCTTCTACTCCAGTAACTTCTACACTCATGTTTGAACCCCCAGAAGTATATTTACAAAGCGATTATTTTGCAAGTCTGGGCTAACATCAATCACATTAAATCTTTTGCCCAAATAACGATAATCTAATATTTCTACATAATGTTTGTTACTAACTGTATACTCACCTTTAGTGTCTCGAATATTAATTGTGACAGCTTCTTTTGTTCCCGTGCCATGTAAAATTTCTAAGTCCTTCATGGATGGTTTATAAACTTCTGCAAAACATTCAAAAAGGGTAATCTTTTCTATTTCACCTGGTTCAGGACCACTTGCCGGCTGATATTCAAAAAAAACAACCGGAGTACGTAAATCCCCGCTCTGAACTTTTTGAGGTTTAAACTGAAACTTCATCAGATTCACCACTTTCAGCTACATAGAGAGAGAAACCTAAGCTAGTTATTTGTGATTGAAAGTTTTCATTGAAGAATTCTATCGAATCATTATACGCGTATCTAGTACGATCAATGACCAATTCTCTTGCCCTAACATGTTCATCCACATTAAACAGCCCGCATTTTTCTTGTAAATCAGCAATAGAAAAAGATAGCAACTCTTTTAAATTGCTATCCTCGCTATTGTGAGAAATGTGCATACGCTCTTTAAATTTTTTAAGAAGGTCATCTGATACTTCCATGTACAGCACCTACTTTTTTTTGTCTTTTTTTGGTTCATCCAATCGCTTTAAAAAAGAAGTTCCCAAATTATCAGAGACTTCATCTGCACGTTTTACAGTCAATTTAATTTCTGTTCCTTTTTCATATACTTCTTTGGTCTCTTTGTCTTTAAATTTCTTTAATACTTCAAATTTAGCCATTTACAATCACCCTTCCGGAGTTTGTTCTGCTGGTTTGATATTTAATGTCCATACAGCAGAAGCTTTATCGTCTTTCGCTTTACCGTACGCAAATTGTTTTGCAGCATATAAATTAAGGTCTTCAAATGCAAGCGTTTGGTCAAAAGTAGAAATATCCAATGGACCACCAACAAGTGCATCATAACGTTCTGCTACGTAAGAAATAGCTTTCTTTTCTGGAACGAATAATGATTCAATGATATTTAAATTGTATGGGAGCGCAGTAACATAAACACCGTTCGCATTTAAGCTTGTGTATTGTTTCTTAACATCCCATGCATCCGTTGGATTGACTAGTAAAGTAACTTTACCTGCAACGTTTAATGGATGTTTGTTTTCTTTTACAGAGTGATATTTATATACATCTGTTAACTCATTAACCGTCACTTTAGGACTAGCAAATGTCAGTGTTCCAGAAGCAACTTTTTCTGGATATACACCATCGGTTACTGATGTCCCTTTAGCTACTTTTCGATTTAAACCAATCGGTTGAGATTTACCAGTACCAACGATAAACGCACTTTCTAACGCAACTGCAAAAGCTTCTTCAATTTGCGTAACAACAAAGCGTTTTACCCAAACAGGACCAAATTTTTCAAGGTCTTTAGGCACAACAACAAATGCCGTTAGCTTGTTTTGAATAGACTCTTCTTCACTGAATGTCGCATCTAGCTGTCCTTTAATTTCACCAAAAATATTACCCCACACGGCAAGACCGCTTGTTTCGGATTTTAAGAACTTAGTACGCAAACCAGTCGTGCGCATTCCAATAGATGCAAGGAAAGGATGCTCAGTTGTTAAATCTTCAAAGATTTCATCAACGACTGTTTGTGGTAGCAATGTTTCTTCTTTATATCCAACCTCTTTATTAATATCATTGAAGAATTTAATTTCTTCATTCGTGATATTTTTGTCTGTTCGGCTAGCTGAAATATATGCGTCCGCTTCTTGACGTGCTTCTTTCTTAGCTTGTTCCATAATATCAGCTGCCATCGCGTCTACCATTTCCACATATGCTTTATTTTGAATTTCTTGCGTGTCTTCGTTTTTAACAGCGTTAACAAAAGCTGTCCGTTTTTCCTCGTAATTCGCGAGGTTGTTTTTTAATTTGATAGTCATAATTTATTTCCTCCTATTTTTGGGTATTAAAAAAGAAACCGTTTGAGTCCATTCACTTCCGACTCTTCCGATTCCTTTTCTTGTTCAGCGATATGTTGATTCAAAGTTTTCCCATCAACTATCACTTCGTTTTTAAATTTTGCAATTGTATCTTCTACAACGCTTTGAATTTGTTCCGCTGATAAAGATACTTCTAAAATTGATTGTTTACCATTAGTATCTTTCAGTCCCCTAACTTTATCTAATGTAGCTTGTGCTAACATGCCGCCTGTACTTGCTACTAATTTTGGCGTTTCGCTATTTTCTTGAAACATCACACCATCTGCTAATCCTAGCTCTACAGCCTGTTGAGAATTTAGCCATGTTTCTTCTCCCATCATATTTAACAGTTCTTCTAATGTTTTTCCCGTTTTCAGCTGATAAGCATTAGCAATGGATATATTGGCATTTTGAGCAATTTCGGAGGCTTTTTTTAACTCTCTATAATCACCTCTCCCACCATACTGAACATTGTGAATCATCATTTGACCAGTTGGAGAAATTAATACTTCATTTCCAGCCATCGCAATTACAGATGCTGCGCTTGCCGCCATTCCAACAATTTTTACAACTACATTACCATTGTATGATTTTAATGCTGTATAAATTTCACTACCAGCAAACACATCTCCACCATTGCTATTTATCCAAACTTCAACTTCACCTGACGCATTTGCCAAGGCTTCATTGATATCTTTTGCACACGTAGCTTCCATATCCAGCCAATCATAAATCCATTTGTCATCATTTCCAATAATAGGACCTTTGACTTCAATTTTCGTCATTCATTCTCACCTCCTTCATCTGCTGACTGATAGTTTTTAGTAATTAAATATTTATCTAATTCCGGATTATCTACTCGTTCAGCGCCCAATAATTCTCGAACTTCATTACGATTAAATGAACCAGAGGCAACCAACTTATCTACAGCTTCTGCATTTTCTATAATGTCTTTTTTGTGGATGATTTTAATATGTTCTCCTGCTAAAAATTTGCTAGGGGTAAATAATTTAGCGTTCAATTCGTCTTCCAATTTTTTAGTGAGAGGATCAATACAATACTCCATATAAGCTTTCATGTTATTACTTAAATCTGCCATATCCCCATGCAGTAGAGCCGAGGGAATACCAAGAATACTTGCCACATAGTCAATCATTTCTTTTCGAAGTTTCTTGATCTCATCGAAATTCTGGCTGCTATTCACACTAGACGTTCCAAATTCCTCATAATTGAAGCCTTCCAATTGAGGAACAATGGCAATTTCATTGTTATTAAATGCAGCATACAGTTTGTCGATGTAAGTCTGTAATTTTTTTTGTTTTTCATCGTCCGCAATGCCTGCCATTTTGAAGTTAACAGCCCCGCGGATTTGGAAGTTACGCATTTGTGCTCGAATCATGCGACCAAATAACTCACCGTAATCCTCAAACATGCCATCCGTAAATGCAGCTAGTCGCTCATTTCCATATTCCAGAAAAATCACATCATCCATACTAAAATTACGATTATAACGATAATCTTTCACCGTAACCCCTTCAAAAACATCCGGATAAAGCGCGAACTCTTTTCTAACATAACTATCAGCAATTAAAAAATCGTCCGTATCTGAAAGGACGATTAAGCACTCGTTATCATAGATTAATTTATAGATCACTTTTTCCCAGAAAGAACTCGAACTCATATCTGTATTTGGACGAACATTTAATTTATAATACAATCCGTCTCGTACACTGCTTTCTCCACTTTTCAATCTAAAATCAGATTTGGCGATCGTTCGTGCTATATGTTTTACACACGTATTTAAAGCCATTTTCTTCAAATAAACCTTTGTTGTTTTATCTTCTAAAAACTCTAAATCCCACATCCACTCAATTTCTTTGTTCCGTTTAAATATCTCCGAAAGAAATCCCAATATATCACCTCCTAAAACGTAATGGCATTAAGCATATTTAAAACTTCATCTACATCAAGGTCTTCTATTTCATCCGCACGCCATAGAGCATGGACAAATGCTTGAAATCCATCTGTTTTACGCCTATGCTCGTCTTTTTTCAGGTATTCTTTATTACCATCTGGTTTGATTTTCACTGCAACATTATTTGTATACCAACGCATTAACGGATTATCTCCAAACACAATGCGATGATTTGCGAATAAAGTTTCAATTCGCGGAGCTAGCAAACTATGAGCTGCACGTGGATTTCTAATAATCTCCAGTTCGAATCCTTCTGCTTCAAACAGCGGGCGCATAAGATCCATTCGGAAGTTATCCCCAATGACCTTTTGAATACCGTAATTTTCCCGCATTTCAACAAACCAATTGACCACATGACGAGGGTCGATTGTAGGTTCATCTACAATGGTCAGTAATCCCTGCTTTTCCCATTCTTTGATGGGCGGTTTAAGGTTTGCGATATCCAAATATCCTTTTCTAGCAAATGAATGTGATTTCCAAATATAATCATCGCCCACACGGAACAGCAATCCAACAGCCGCGAAGTCCTTAACGCTTGCATAGTCAAATGCACCAATACAAGCTCGGTTTTGGAGTTCTGGCATTTCTCGGTTAGTTGCGAGAATATCTTCCCACGGTGCTACTACCTTTTCCAAGTCTACTTCTGGAAGGTTCATTCGTTTAGTCATGAATGCTTCTCTGCCGCTTGGATTATTCGTTAATGCTTCATATTGTTTTCTAACTTTATTTAGTAAGCGTTTAGAACGAGGACTTAATGGCTTTTCAAAAGCAGGATTTGCTTTTTCCCACATAGCTTCATTCTTGACTTCTGCCGGATCGTCTAGCTTACAAATAAAAGGAAACATGCGATCGTTAAGATTTTCGCCGCTTAAAATTGCTTTACTGCGTTCTTCCAACTTGTCATAAAACCCCGCTCTCACAAATCCATTAGTGCCAATAAAAAATTCTCTGGGATTTGCGACTTTGCCAAGTCCTCCAGAGAATACATCAATTATTTGTCTATCTTCATATTCATGTGTTTCATCATAAATAACACAGCCTTCACGACCACCATCTTTAGTTTTTGCATTTGACGTTTGAAATTTAAAAACACTGTTGGTTCCTTTGCCAATAATCTGTGCTTTCCACGCGTCAAAGCTGCCTTCCAATTTAGGATTTCCGTCTATTGTATTAAATACTTCTTTGAAACTAACTTTCGCTTGATCTTCGGAATTCGCCACTACCGAAACATCGTAATTGTTAATCCCATGTAGCGGACTTATAAAATAATTAGATAATGTACTTATAAACCCGTTCTTACCACCACCGCGACCGAGGGTTATAAAGAACTCTTCATAAAAAAGTTCATCATCTTCTTTAAAATATAAAAAAATAAATGGTGCAATAAACTTTTCCCAGTTGTCCAAAGGAAAGTACCATTTTTCACTAAAAGCAATATAATTTTCTATTTGCGTCTCATCAAAATATATATCATCTCTACTAAGAACATGTTCTTGCAAGTGATTTATCAAGTCTACACGTTCTTTATTGAGTAGTATTTTCCCGCTTTCGTACGACTGTATATAGTTATCGACATGTTTATTTGATATCATATCAAGTCACTACCATCTTGTTTATCATTTTCGCCTTTGAATATAAAAGAACGCTCAATAGATAATAATGAAGTATTAATTCGATTTTTTTCTTGTATTGCTGGATTAGTTTTCGTGAATTTTTGCGAGCCGTTTTCAGTGACAACGACTGCTCCATCCATTTCAATGCTTTTATCTAACTCATAATATATGCGTATTAAATTAATATAGCGATTGACTTTTTCAAGCTCTTTCTGACTAGTAGTATCAATCTTAGATAACAATTCTTTTTCTAACTTCTTTATGTTATATTCCACTTCAAGCCCTCCCTCCTTCATGAGACTTTTTAATATTTCTGCGGAGAAGACCCCCACACCGTTCCCCAGAGCCAAATTAAAGCGCAAACCTTTGACCCGGGGGTATCACCATCGTTCATCATTCACCCATTTATTTATTTTCCTTCTAAATTGAAAGCGATTATGTTTTTTGTTATGACACCTTATACACAGAGTAGTGAGATTATCTATATCAAGCGCAAGTTCAGGATGATGTTCTAAATCCTTAATATGGTCCACATCAAGTCTTTTATGCTTGTCTGGGTCATGATAATCAGTAAACACCTTGCCTTGCCTCTTACACTCTTGACATTCATAGTTATCACGCTTTAATACTTCTTTACGTATGCTTACCCATTCCTTTGACTTATAAAATGTATGACGTTCTGCTTGTGTTAGCATTAGTATCTAGTCTCTTCACTATTCATTTCTGCAATCTTAGCCAGATTACTTTCAGTAGATAATGAATCTCCAACATTTATACATAGTCTTGAACCTTCATTGTCTACATCAATATATACAATGTCTAAGCTTAATCTTTCGGTTTGTTTAGTTTCAAGGTATGAATCTGTTACCCATAACAGCCTAAGTGATTCTAAGCCTTTATGTGGCAATTGTCCGTAGTCATCACCTTCATACTCTATAACAGGAACATCACCTTTGTTTGGTATACGAATGCTTAAATAGTCTTGTCTATTATTTGTAGAGCTGCTTGCCAATGATTTCATCACTGTCACCTCAATCAATTTAAAAAGCCCAGCACGCAATGTACTGGACTTCATTGTTCTATGTATCCGTAGTTATAAAACCAGCTGACTTCTACGGTGACGAACGTCTTCGTCTTGTCTTTTGTTTCCTCATTAACTTGCTACTACCCGTAGGCTGAGGTATCACTATACTGCGTACAGCAATGGACTGGATATTATAAAGCCTTCCCAACAGAACGTATCTGCTATTAAATAGAGAGAAGGTATTGTCATTAACATACTCGGCAAGGATTTGCACCTTGCAGTTGGTTGTAATCAGCCCTTTGATATACCAGATCATGCAGGCTTAACGTCTACCTATTCCGTCACGAGTATTGAGATTGAACAAGAAGGTGTCTCTTGTTGGGACCAGTGAAGTTGGAATGAGATGCGTCTCCCATTAAGACCAACGATCAGATACAAAGCCTCTGTCCGGCAATATAGCAACCTCCTGCTATATCATCATGTGATTATAGATGAGAAGTGAAGTGCAGACTTAATATATTATTTTATTTGTAATCATCTTCACTTCTCTACTCTATAATATTAGCATGGAAAAACATGTCAAACGGGTCATAAACGGGTCAACTTTTTAATATCCTAGTCTTTCAGCAATTTTATAAATAATCTCTTTCCGTTTTCTTTTTGCTGTGCTTTCACTAATATTCAACTTACATGCAATCCATAACCATGTTGGTCTACTCCTATCCCAATATCTGAATTGTACAAGTTGTTTATCTTCATCAGACAAAGTATTCAATACTGTTTCAATTGCTCTCACAGTATCAGACATCCTTTGTATTTCCCTATCCATTTGTAATAACATCACACGTTGTTCCACTTCATTTGATATCTGCCCAGATGAACCACCGCCTTGATTTTCGTCTTTGAATTCTTGGTGTACTGATCCCATGACGATGTTTGCACGTTTTTCTAGTATTTCTTTTTTTGTAGAATGATAGTAACGAAGTTCATCTTCAATTAATTTATAATGCGCTTGTCGTAATCGTTTTGACATTTAATCACTCTCCTAATAAATTTTTATCTCACACGCTTTTCCTAGTGTTTGTTCATATTCTCAACCATGATAAGAGAAATGATTAATAATAAAATATATCCAGCTTCCGAGAGACTAATAAAGCCGAAAGCAGTCGACAACACTGTAATAATTATTATAAAAAAATAAAATGAACTTAAGGTTTTAAACATTTAATCACTCTCCATCCACTCAATTAAATCATTCAAATAAAACTGTGCTTTCTTCAAATCTTCAATGCCGTTCTTGTGTTCATAACGCGAAACGTATTTAAGTATGTTCCCAGCAACATAACTCGGATAATCCTTTACTTTAGCTTTAATGTAGTCAAGCGTTTCAATACCGCCCGCTGTGTAATGTGATGGATTATTTACGTTGTCAGTATTTTCGTTTTTTACAGACACTCCGCCGGCAGATAATGCTTTCATGGCATTTGCAGCGTCATCGAACCACTTCGCAACTTCGTCTTGTTTCACTTTGTATTTTTTGATTGGTGTATCAGGATATACTCTTTCACAATATTCTTTTGACGCAAAACCTAAATTAATATCATATTCTATTACTATTACAGTTTCCTTCTTAAAAATGTTCCAACAATTGTATTCTGTAGGTTTTTCTTTTGTATTCCATTCATATCCTTTTTTCTCCACGTATGCCATCAACGCATTATACTCTTCTTGTGTTTCTGTATGATATAGTTTCATAGTCTCCTCCTTGTTAAATTGGATTGTTCCTTCACGACTCATTTGTTCAATATAAATATCTTGTTTACCGTTCCATTTGCTTATCAATTTTCGAATATGGGTAAACAAAATTATCTCCTCCAAAAATCCAACAACATTTCAATTTTTCCAGGACTATGTCTCCTAGATAATAGTTTTCCAAATGCAAAACCATTAAATTTCAATTTTGAGAAACTCTTTAAATTACCAAGGTCTGTAAATATATATTTCTCATTTCCTAATTCAACAATAAATTCATTATTATTTACACTCGTAACATATTTTTCTTTACTTTGTATAAATTCTTCAAATTCATATTTAGTTTCTGCTTGATTTCCACATATAACAAGAAATCTTTTCATTGTAATCCCTCCACAATCTTCAATGCTTCTTCTACACTCCTAGCTACTCCACATATAGCAGGTGTAATTTCCATTGCTTGTTGAAAGTTTCTCTGCTCTTGCCTTAACTTCCCGATTTCATTTTTCACTTCAATAAAGAACATTTTTCCATCCGTCCCGCGAAAACCGAATAAATCTGGAAAACCCTTTGGCAAACCTGTGTCAAAAATACGTCCATTCGGCATTCTAATTTTCCCCACATTGGCTCTGAAAACATAATGTCCTTTTTTTGCTAAGGCTAAGCGTATAGAATTCTGTATATCCATTTCTGCTGTCATTTTATACCTCCTAAAATCGAAGTTACCGAAAATGAAAAGTTACCGTAATGGGTAACCTTGAAATCAATTGCAACTCTAGTTGTTTCGGCGTTTTTTATCGTGGTTACCGAAAGATGTCAACTCTTTATATTTTTTACTTTTTTATAAATAGTATAAAGAGTTGAGGTAAAACGGTAACTCGGTAACTTTTCTCCCTAACGCTTAGAGGCTGTTAGTTTTTCGCGGTTACCCAAATTTTATTTACGGTAACTTACGGTAACTTTTGGGTGTTTTCGGTAACTTTTGTTTATAAAAATCAAACGACTTTCAATGTATTATTCTTTATGAAACACACATAAGTGACGGAATCTTTTGGTTGTTGGTAACGGTAAGGATGAATTCCTGTTGGAGTATCTGTGGGGTCAAACTTACCGCTTAATTTATGTTTACCTTTTTCCCAACCTTCTTCTGAAAGAATTTCACCAAAACGTTTATAAAACGAACGATCGCCAACTGGTTTTAAATTATTTGATTCGCAAAAATACTTATAAAACTCGTACACAACATAAAGTGGAATTCTAGTACTTTTATATTCTTTAAAAATACGTTCGTAATAATCTAAAATCGGGTCGTTATCTAATTTATATTCCTCCATGATTTTTTTTGATACATCTGGTTCAACAAATCGTTCAAAATCCATATTGATTGCATGAAATAAAATATATTGTAATACTTCTTTATTCTGTATATATTCATCTTTAATCTTCCAATTGTCTTTTCCACCTTTTAAATTAGCTTTAAATGGAACGATAATAAAACGGCGATATGTTCCATCTGTTTTATTACGCATTTTAGGCATACCATTAGTGGACTGAATCACTGTCATATGAAAATTTGCACTATATGGGTGTTTGTTTTTTTGTTCCACCATAATTTCATCACCCGTTACAACAGAATTAAAATTGGAAGAATCATCAATATACACACCAGCCGGTACATCGTCGCCGATGCAACAAACTTTTTCTTCTAAAATAGATAAGGAAAAACGTTCTTGAAATTGCGGCAGTTTTAGTGTTGCAATATTAGAATTTCCGATTAAATTACGCAATAACTGTTGAAAAGTCCCTTTACCGTTATTCCCATCGCCTAGCAACCAAATAGAACTTTTTCGTGAATAGTTTCCGTTCAAGGATGCGCTGATAACTTGCCACAACAGTGATGTTATTTGTTCATCACCACATGCTATTTCATCCAGCCATGTATGAACATCCCACCCATTTATGTTTTGTTTCGGTGGATTTGCAACATATGGCGTAGCTATTTTGGAAGTGAATACATAATCAGGCGTGAAGGCTTCTAATTTCTTTGTTTTAAGATTGAATACACCGTTTTTAACTGGTATAAGATACTTTGATACTGTTTTTTCTTTTACTTCGGCACCTTTCCACAAATGATAAATAACATCACTCGCTTTATTTGCATTTAGTGTTGGTTCTAAAAATCCGATAAAACGTCGAATGTAAGTCTCATTTTGTGTCCAAATGCCATCTTCTTCTAAATACATAGCTAATCGAGTGTTTTCATTCATATTAAATAGGCAGAAACGGAAGAATTCTTTCAGTATAATAGCGCAACCAATTGGTGATATAACGCTTGGTTGTTTTCCTTTCCCACCACTTATTAACCATTCTTCTTTTAGCTTTTCTAATTCTTTTTTACGTCTTTCATTTAATAATTGCGCCCAATTTTTACGCGACTTTAAGTTGATATTGTAACTGTTGCCACTCTGTTTAGGCGAGTAAACTTCTGAACAACCTGATATAGCTTTACCTAATGTTATTTGTCCATAAGTGTTTTGCCCTCGTTTTTGGTCCCATTTATCACGCATCAACCCTGAATCTCGGAAAATAGTATCCATTTTGTCATAATCTGCTGCTGTCCAAAAAGCTAACATATTTGCAAAAGCTAGATCTGCATCTGACTGCGAAGCGTAATATGCTTCCCAATTTCCCTCGTACAATGTTTTAAAGTATGGACCATTTTGGCTATTATATGCTTTTTCCAATATTTCACTTTCAGACAAATCATTTGATGAATTTTGATGCTTAGTTAGTGATGTGTTTTCAATTGTCCCAATATATTTCGTATGCAAGTATTTTATTGCTGATGTCGCTTCATTGACTTGTCTGTAATTATCAATTACTTGACCCGTCATAACGAAAAACCGACCATCCGGATACATTTCAATATTACCTTTGCGCCGACCACCTTCCGGAAAATCGCCTTTTGCAATAATATGAATACCTGTCCCACTCACACTGTACTCAGTGTAGCTAGCTAACGTTTGAATAAACTCACCAGCAATATTTTCAGTATTTCCATATAAATAATCTTGAATATCGTCTTTTATGTCGTCTATATCTACGCCGAAATACGGCGCCTTGAAGTAAAATCCTAACCCATCGAATTGATACTTTTCGAGTGAAGCAAGGGCAGTTTCAAAATCTGCCCAAGTTCGCTCGTCTACACTATTGCCATATGCTCCAGTATTTGCATTCATTGGTATCTTTTTATTTTTGCCGCGCTCTTCATCCCAAACCAGTTGAAAAGCGCACCATTGTTTTAATTTTTTTAATTCGTCTGGAATTTGTTCGTACACGTTTGTGCGCTCCTCTCATTGTTTAGAACGGTAGATCGTTTTCACTTATTACTACTGGTGTTGGTTCGTTTTCTTTCTTTTTAAACACATGTTGTAGAGGTCCAGTAATTTTGCTTTCAGCCCACGCTTTTACATTTAGATTTTTATAAATTTGCCCATTATATTCAGATTCTTCGTTTTTAACCGTAACTTGGCAGGTTTTAGTCAACAAGTCTTGTAGCAGTTCGTTTACTGTGTTATAGTCTTTTCCATTTGGGAGTTGGATAGCTTTCGCAATTGTATTTAATGCCGTTTGACTATATTCATTTGTTGCTTTTGCTTTCCACACTCTGTGAAAGATATGTGCATTTTGAAATTTTTGATTTACATCGTTACGAATAATCAAATCAATATTAATGAACTCAGCACCACTTTTTGTTGCGTCTTCATTTGCATTATATAAAACAACCTCGTACGTACCATTTTCTACTCCATTTGTGAAAACATCATTATGATCTACTTTAAACATTTTTAAATTCCTTCTTTCGTTTTTTTATTTGATAAATCCTCGTGCTTTTCCTTGATGGAATGTCCATCCATTTTTATAATTGTGTTCTTTTGCATATTCATATAATTCTTTCATATTCTTACATTCGCCTGGACTGCTATAATTTACTTTAAAAACGGCTTCGGTTATTTCTTGTAGCTCTGCTCCCTCATCGATTTGTATTGGTTTTACTTCCACTTTGAATTCATGTCCACAATGCTCGCATTTTTTTGCTGTCTGGCTAACTGTCATAAAACACTCTTTGCAAATTTTCACAGGTGCCTCTGCTTTTGTTGCATTACTTCCTTTACGAGGTGCTAAGGACCATGTTCGTTCCATATCTGGCAGACCGAAACGTTTTACATTACCTACATGGTCGATGATGATAGCTGTTTTACCTTCTTTATAACGCATGCCTCGCATCGATTGTTGAATGTACAGCGATAATGATTGTGTAGGTCTTAGCATAATCACCGTGGAGCAATCCGGAACATCGAAGCCTTCGCCTATAAGGTCCAGATTGCAAAGGACTTTTAATTCTCCTTCTCGAAACCGTTTTATAATGTCATCTCGAATGGGTTTAGGTGTTTTACCGTCAATATGTGCGGATGAAATGCCTACTGCGTTAAAACTAGCTGCCATTTTTTCGCTTTGATATATCGAACTAGCATAAAGAATTGCCTGCTCGCCATCTGCTAATTTCTGATAATGTTTAATCACATCCCCCCAAATCATTCTTTTATTGAATTGATCATCAAGACTAGTCATATCAAACTCGCCAGTTCGTTTAACGTTTAATGTTTCTGTTTGAACGATTTCAGGAGCATAGTATTTATAATGTGCTAAAAACTGATTTTCTATTAACCACTTCACATTAACTTTTTCGATTAATGTGTCATTTATATCTCCTAAACCACCTCCATTAATCCTCACTGGCGTTGCAGTAAATCCGACAACCTTCGCTTTAGAAAAGTGATGAATTATTTTTTTATAGCTATTTGCTAACACATGATGACTTTCATCAATTATGATTAACGAAGGCTCCGAAGTTTTGTTTAGACGTCTAACTATTGTTTGAACCATACCCAATTTGACAAATTCCATATCCACTTCATTCATAATGAGTGTGTTTCTGATTTGGTCAATCAACTCTTTTCGGTGTACTAGGAAAAGAACATAGTTTTTATTATGTGTTGTCATACGAATTATTTCCGATAAAATAACCGATTTACCTGCACCTATCCACAGGGAGCAACGACGCACGGTCTATTATATCCCTGTAAAAAAGCCCCCTTTACATCGTTTATAATTTCTTGTTGATATTCTCTAAGCTTTAGCATCAATATCACCGATTTTGAATAGGTCTTCTTGTTTGCAACCTTTTCGACTATCAACTTGATTTTTAGCAAAAACCGCGTTTGTTGGTTGTAAAATAAACCCGCGTTTTTCTTCTTCTGAATCGTAAATTAATCTTGCTACTACATCACACAGCCCCATCGCGTTTGTTAATATTTTATTAGAAATCTGCGGATAAGAACGATTGTAAATTTGTCCTTCTGGCGTTTGCCATTGGTCAGATGTTTCCCATGCAGTAATTAAAATATTTTTACCAAATGACTTCAAATATCTTATCGCATCAATCATCATGAATTGCATTTGTTGATAATTTGCCATAGATGGAACACGATTATTTTTCCCCTCTTTACCAAGCTGCGCTAAAATAGAACGTTCAAGCTCTGATATGTTATCAATTACAATGTTGTTATAGTTGCTTAAATAGCTATCATTAATTTCTTTTAACAACTGTGGAAAAGTAATAAATGGTGTCATTGTATCAGCAGTAACTATATCAATGTTTTCTTGACCTTTCAAAACTCCTGTGGTCCTATCAATGTCAACTACTAACGTTTTTCCTTCTAAAAATTTAATGGTGCTTGTTTTTCCTATGCCCGGCGCTGAATAAATGAGTCTAAGTTTGTTTGTGTCTTGTAATTTTGATGCGCTTTTTATTTCTAACAATGAAATCCCTCCCTATTTTTAACTGATACGTAAATGTACCGTTTGAATGAGTGTTGCTCCAGGCACATCAATACCTTTTTTAAGATCATCTTTTAATCTTGTTTTATCTAATTTTTTCGGTTGCTCAACCAAGTAGGCAATCAGTTTGCTCTCGTCTTCTACAGCTACACTAGGGGGGCTTTTTCTGATTCCTAATGTAAATAGATTCGTTCTGATTTTAGGCTTGTTGGCAATTTCCATCGCGTCCTGTAGGGATTGTTTTAATCGTTTGATATTGTTGTTGATTGTTGTTTTACGTTCCGACAATCGCTTGATTTCTGTTTCTAAAACAAGCGATTGACCTTCTAGCTCTTTAATAACAAATGCTATGTTTTCAGCTTTCGTTTCTAGTTCATCATCGATACTTTCAAGGGTATCTTTTAGTAATTCTGGATCAAGCTGCTCAGCTAAGTTCAAGAGTTGTTGGTATTTATCTTGGATCGAATATAAGGTTGGCATGTTAGTTATCCCCTTTCAAAAACGCTGTTGCGGTTATTTTGTCTTTTGATGCAGAATACCACTTCACATTGTTTCTTTCGTCAAATTGTGGCTTATTTACATTAGATACAAACAACTTAGCTTTACCTATATCTGCATTATATATACTAAAACTTACTGCATCTGATTGGTCATATAGCTCATTTATTAATTTAACATCACTTTCCACTTTCACTTTCTTGACTTGAGTTGCTGGTATGTTAAAGGATGAAAATCCGTCTTCATCTTCAACAGTAAGCAAACCATCGTTATTCATCAGAACATGAAACTGCTCTCCGTCGACACATAATTCAGCTACACCCGTTCTATCCTGCACCTCGACCTTATCGCCAGCAAAAATACTCATTTAATCGCCTCCAACTCGTTTTTATAGTCCCACATTTCTTGCGATAATTTATCAAGACCAATCGCGAATCTTTCAAGGTCCTTTGGTGTTTTAATAATTGATTTACTCAATTCTTTGCTTTTTCTGTGAAGCAAACTGTTTGCTTCGTTGATAATAATTTGTTTTGTCATTTTGCACCTCTAATTTCATAAATGTAATAAAACATATGATGTGAACCGTAATCTACTATCGTTCTTGCTTTACGTGTCCAGTAACGCACATAATGAGGTTTGTATTTGTTTAGCTCCCACCAATCATATATAGACTGCAAAGCTTCCTCAAAAGTTGCATATTTACCGTGAATATTATATTCTTTTGTTTGTTTATGTTCCCAATGCACCTCGTATTGTATGACTATACCTCCCTTACATCAAGATGTAATTCTGTTTCGAAGTTAATTTTTTCTGTCAATTCTTTTATTGAAGTTGAATTTGTAATGATTTGTTTCACTTTAACTTTATCTCTATTGATGCGATTCACAGAGTCCACATTGCCTAATCGCTTTAGAATAGATGTTTTAAGTTCATCAAAAGTAATGTCTTCTTTGTTGTAATCATTCAACACTTTTTTTACACCATTTGATTTTGCATATAGTATAATGTGATAGTTTGTCATTTTAATCGTCCTACAAGTACTACACGGTTCATCATTAGCTTTCCCTCTCTTTCTTCCAAATTGCACATTCTAAATTTCTTTTAATATATTCAACATCTGTTATTTCTTTAAAATCCTCTTTTAATATTTTTCGATCAGATTCAAAATAAACGAATCCTGAGTTATCAAAGTCAAAGATGACTTCTACTTGACCAGCTAAGTTATTATTCATATTAAAGTTTCTGAATGTCATATCCATGTTGTATTTTTGCCGAAGTTCTTCATATGCATTGATTAGCTCTTTGAATGCCGCTTTTGGAGTCATCCAATCGCTTTTATATTTTTTAAATTTCGGCATCCACTCTGGCTTAAGCTCTTTAAGTGATTTTTTAGCAATAATTAAAGGCGTTCTGTTAATAGCTATACGTCCTCTTGCTTCAAATCCTAGCAATTCAGTAACTTCATTCAAAAAAGCGTCTGTATCTTGATTGTATGTCTTGTCTAAATACTCATATGCTTTTGTACCTTTTTCAATGCTGTAATAGTTTGTCATTTTAGTTCCTCCTCAAAATCTTTAATTTTTGGTCGTTCTCCGTATTTTTCAAGCATGTAACTTTTCGCTTTTTCAACTTCTTTTCTAAATTTATCTAATCCATTTGCTTCGATTTTTTTCTGGATTAAAGGAATCACTTTATCTTTATAAAATTCAATTGCTGTATTGCGAGTGGTTACATCTAGGAAATCTATGAGATTGATTGGATAATTTAACAATGAAGCTCCACTAGATATTTCATTAACGTGCAAGAATACTTGGGTTAATGTCCTTTCCGGATAAATTGCAAAGCCTATTTCGTCAATCGTCACTTGCATTCCAGTCCGTTCAACCCACCCAGCTTCCGTCGCAATCTGGAACACTTTATCTTTTTCAGATATTTTTATTGCGCTAGTCATTCGTCCTCCTTCTTCAACGCATTCACCATTTGTTCGATTTCTTCCTGCGTGTATCCTCTAATTATCGGAAATGCTTTTGTACTAGAAATCAAGTCCTTTTTGACACGTGCTATTTCTTCATTAATTTTCACTGTTTTTCCAGAGTTTCGACCACCCAATTTTAATTCGTATTTTTTCATTTCTCCACCGCTTTCAAACTTTTAATTATTTTTAGTATCAACACTAGTACCAATCGTTTTAAACGCCTTACCTGAAAGGAATAGGTTTGGTGTTGCTTGTACTTCAATTTGCTTCTTCTTCCGTCATTTTCTCTATAACAAGTGTGTCAGCTATTGAGTCTGTTTGAATAAGACATTCTAATGAACAAAACGCTAAATCGACGTATACGCCGTTCGGTTTATTTTGTCCTAAGATGATATAACAACGATCGTTTAGGATATGATAAGCGTTATTACAAGCTGGATTTTCACACTCTGTATATTTACCACCACGATTAAACATATCTTCTAATTTCAATTCTGATTTTAATTTCATTCCACCACCTCCACAAATGAAGATTTCCAAGCAACAGCCACTCTATCCATTAATTCTAACGAAAAATTGAATTCACCATTTTCTGCCACTAATGTATACTTCCCGTTGCGATAAAAAGCTGTGTACAAATTGTCTTTTATAAATATACGTCCTTCGCTTTCGAAATCTAGCAATGCTTTAAAAGTTCTATTTTTCATTTACTGTTCCCTCCATCAATTCCGGATTTTCGTGTATGTTGCCACAAATCTCAATATCATCAGCAACTTCCCATAAGTCCTCAGCAATGTTTTCCCACACATATAGGAACTTACCTTCTTCAAATTTAACAACGCCGTAGCACTCATTGTGTTCATCCCAGCCTACATCCCCTTCAAAAATCTTCTTGCCGTTTTTGTCTTTTAACCCTGTGTATTGACCAACTGTTTCTGGATCAACTTTTTCACTTCTAGATATATATACAAAACTTCCTACCTCATTAACGTCATACGCAATATATGCGTTACCTGATGCAAGAGGAGCTAGGAGTTTCCCATAAACAAATCCCTCTGCGCCAACTATTTTTCCTCTAAACTCAATCTCTCTCATGCTTTACCCTCCATTTCAAATTCAGCAAAGATATAAACTCTATCACGATTTGCATCAGGATAATGCACTACTTGAAACTGCACGGAAACTGGTCTTTTATTATTTCTGATGATGTATTCATTCAACAATTCCAACGCTTCCTTATCATCATCCACAAAAGATTTGAAATAAGTAGAAACATCAAATGGTCTCATTCTTCTTCACCCTCCACTTCACCAGCCGCTTATATAAACGTTACGTTCATTTTCGATACAGCCTACTTCTTCTATTTCCGAGTGATTCCATCCGATGGTTAGCAAAATATCTGCATTTGCTGGAAGTTCTTTTAGTTCCTCTATTAACTCGGCTACTGTCATCATGCTTCACCTTCCGAATCCTCAACAGGAACAGCAAACTGCCAATAAGCGCCACCTTTATCCATTGCTTTTATTTCTTTTTCTGTGAATCGTGTTTTAAGCTCAGCAGTTTGACCACTACTATTTATAAACTGAATCCCGTCATTTCGTACATTGAGATAGCCAGATACTCCTTCGATAAGTTGTATCCAATACAGCGGTTCTTTCTCGACTTCGTAGCCGTCCATCCACGCGCGGGCGAGTAGTTCTTGATTATCAGCTGATGAAATTAACCATCCGTACATTTCATCAGGCATACCTGCATTGCCATAATCTAACAAACAAGCTAAATCGTATTCTCTTTGTTCACAGTGATTTATCCAGTCATCGGCAAATCGCGGAACTACTACCAGTTCTGGTTCCTTTTCTTTTGCAATAAAACAATCTTTAGTAGCTATTATCTTGTCCTTAGAAACTTTCACTAAAGAGTTGCCTGTTCCAAACTCTTTACCGTTGTACCAACCACTTAACAATTCATTGTCTACAATTACGTGTACGTTTTCGCCTTCTTTAAATTTCAAAATTACTCCTCCTCTAATCCGTCAAAATGTTCATACGCATCACCCTCGAAATCAGCGTGCTCACCAGTATTTAAAAATTCGCCATCTTTACCTTTTTCGTAATAAGCGTAGGTTGCCGGGAATTTATCTAAACAATCTTTGTGCCAAGCGATTCCATCAAAAACAATAATTTCGTCATATTGAGTGAACGTTTCATCACATTCTTTACAGTTAACAGATTCTTGTTTTGTCATACTTGTTCCTCCTTAAGCCTTTGAGTAAGTGACAATACATACTTTCTTTCTACCGTTTCACATAAATTCAAACTAGCTCTATACTTAATTTCGTTAAACGTCATGTTAGTAACTGCTTTTGCGTCATCATAAATCGTTAAAGTTTTGTCTTTGAACATTGCCGGATTTCGCAAATCTTGACACGTGCCAGTAATATTTTCCCAAGAAATTTCATCCTTTCTAATCCACTTGGAACAATTTAATTTTTAAAGACGTAATTTAAATATGTGCCACGGCGAATTCGCTCTTGCCTTTTTAAGCGATTCTTCTTGAGGCATAACTTGATAACTTATATTGTGTTTTCGTAAATAATCGCGAAGCGTTTCATAATCTATCCCCAAAGCTCTAGAAATATCAATAACATAGACGCCGTCGTCAGCCATTTTCCGTATTTCGCAATCCATCTCAACCAGAGAAAGATTTTTTCTTAAGCCTAGAGTCCTTACGCGGTCTGATACAGCTTTACAACTTCTGTCAAGCCTCATTCCTATTACTTTATAGTTTAATAATTTATAGTTAGTCTTAATATACTCGTCTTCCTCTGATGTCCACTTACGACAAATATAGTAATCTTTACGCTTTTTTCGTAGGATAGCTGCACGTATTATCGTAGCGTTAAGACTTCTATTTAAAAAGTCGGCAGCTTCTTGGAGTTTCGTATCACTTTCATAAACAAAGTATTCTAAATATATGTCATCATCTTCCGTCCATCTCCGTGCCATAACCACACCTCCTAAGCAATCTGCATCAAAACAGATAACATTTTTTGATCATCTTTCTTTTGTAATTCGTCTAACACATGCGCATAGGTTTCTTGTGTGACACCTACGTCAGCATGTCCTAATCGTGCTGAAATCGTATGAATCGAAACACCTTCTGCCAGCAATACGCTTGCATGCGTATGCCGTAATGCGTGAAAGCTAATCTGTGTAATGCCCGTTTCTTTGCATTTAGCAGCTAAAAAATTGTTGATAGTTGAATTGAATTGACGTTTGTAAGTGCCGTCTCCAAATTTTTCAACGAAAATGGGTTCATTTTCTGGTAAATCTTTTATAAGTGGTTTGAACTGCCCGACGATTTGCCAGTCTATTTTGATGGTCCTTACTGACGACAATGTTTTTGTTTTAGCAAATCCCTTGTTATATTTGTAATCCCATGTCTTGTTGATAGATATAGTCTGTGCTGTCCAGTCAAAATCAGCAGGGGTAATGGCTAAAGCTTCGGCATAGCGCATCCCGGTCTTAGCTACTAGCAATACGAACCATCCGAAGCCAATTTGGCTCGTATCGAGTGATTGTAATAACTTCGATAACTCCTCTTTCTGTAAAAATTTGCGTTTTTTCGCTCTTGTCGGTTCTGCACCTTTGATAACAACTCGGTATGTTGGGTCTTTATCTATTAATCCATCGTGAAACAAATCTTTAATGCACGCTTTCACATGATGATGAAAATCTTTAACTGTCTGTTTCTCATGTGTTTCAGCATAAACATTAATAATTCGCTGATATTCTCGTCTGTCAAAATCTGAGATAAAAAGTTTTGGGCATATATCTCGAAGTTGTTTTGCTGCATTATAGTATTTAGCTAGTGTTATTTTTGCAATTGCTCCCACTTTATACACTTCGATCCACTCTTCAAAGTAGTTACAAAATAGTATTTCTTTTTGCTTCTTAGCCATGTTCCCCCTCCTAAAAAAGTTTCAATTGTGATGCTTCTTCGTCCTCTATTTCTAACTCATTTAAATATCTATCAGCTACTGAAAGAGGGCTTTCTATATGTTCGATAACTGGTTCTAGCCATTTATGAATATTAAATTCCTTCTCTACGGTTGCACTGTGTGGCATGATGTTGAAAGAACTAAAATTTAATAAATCGTCTTTATCGTTTTGAATGAAATACACTTGTTTCGCTTCTCTTGTTAGCGCATTCCCGTGAATAACTGTTGCGTTCATTCCTCTAATTAATAAATTGAAAAGAAGAAAAGGTAACGCACGATCTGATAATTCTTCACATTGATACAAATACATAGATGGTAGATAATCAAACGGCGAATATTTTAGGCAATCTTCATACCATTTTCGAATCGTTAAACTACCTGTACCAGCGGCAACATCTAGTCTTGTTCCTCCCTGACCATCTGTTAATCCTCTTACTAATTGCGATGCAACGCTACTCATTGCAGCTGGTGTAAAATCTTGTGCATATTTCTTTTTATTCGCATGCTCTTCTTCAAAATAGACGTGAAACCAATCTTTTTCTAAATGCGTATCATGTTGTAAAAACTGCTTAAATATCTCTTCTCGTTTTTCTCTATCAAACAATATTTTCATTAGCGCATCAGATGCTTGATATGATTCTTTTATTCCGATTAAATTATTAATTGTTTCTGTTGTTAGTGTCATGCCTGCACCTCTTTCATAACTCATAAATTCTTAATCTCTTCTAGCTTTTCAATCAGTCGTTCATTCGTTAATTCAAGCAAAATATCTTTTATAGAGTTTTTTACGTCCTCAAACTTTACAAGTACAAGAGATACAATATTAGAATCAAGATTTTCTATCACTCTCGCTTGATAGCCATTTTCAAAACTATAAGCAGTTAGTTTTATACCATTGTCACTTAATCTTGTTCTCTCTGTGATGTATTCTTTGTACTCATTTGCGATTGTTTTCATGTGTTTAACTCCTTGCTCAGCCATATTTTAGTTTCATTATTATCTTTCTTTGATGTCTCATTTATTAATCGTTCTAAAATCTCAATCTGAAAATCAATTTCTTTCCTTTTTTCTTTTTGATACAACAACATTTCTTTTAATCTGCATAAATTGATTGTATTTTGTACATTCATCTATCATCGCTCCTTAATGCCGAAATCCATCATCCCAGTAATCATCAACTATCATCGGATTTTCTACATTCATTCTCTATCACTCCTTGCAAGAAGCATTAATAGTAGTATCAAAGCAACAATCATTATTAATTCAGCCATTTAATATCAATCCGCCAATACTTACTAAAAACGCGATTAACACGGTCAAAGCTAAACAAAACAATGTGTATCTGTCTGATTTTTCAATATATTCATTTTCGTTTTCATCAATACTTACTAGTCCGAAAAATCGTAATAACTTCATTTAAAAACCTCATTTCAAGAATATTTTAATCCATGCCGCTACAATATATGTGACTGATAATAATGCTCCGACTTGGAAACAAAACAGAAATACTAGTAGCTTACTTTCATGTTCATTTAAAAATTTTTTCATTCTCTTATCTCCACATCTGTGATATAATTAATTTAAATATTATTTCGTAACTCACAGTTTTAGTAAGCTCTAACTTACTATTTATAGCTGTGGGTTTTTCTTTTACCAATGCCGCTCAATCGAATTCGCGAATCTATGCTTGTACTTAGGTCTTTTCTTATATTTAATTTGATGATCTAAATGCCTTGATTGAAGTTCAACTAGCAAATATTTTCCAACCGATTTTGGAACGTAATTTGGGTCGTATTTTCGTATTTCAGCAAGTAGTATTTCGACTTCATCAATCATTTTCAGACCTCCTTATATACAAATTTTTTAATCAGCCAATCATTTGCTTTTACTGCATCGAATGCCCACGCTTCACGTTGATTCTTTGTAGCCCAGTTACTAAATTCTGCAAGCTCTGGAAAGTCTTTAATGTTATCTAACCACCATCCATAACTTCGTGGACTAGCTTGCGCAAAATCTTCTAACGTCCATACACCGTACAGGAAATTCACATGCCTGTTTTTATTTTTCACAGGACGACCCATTTTCTTATTCTCCTTTCTATTTTAATCAACATCTATTTCTAAAATTTCCGCAATTTCTTTTCTAACTTTCGATGCGTCTCTTTTGCCGTTTATGATGTCTGATAAATAAGGATTGCTAATACCTAACATTTTTGCTAAATCAGATTGTTTCATATTTATTGCTTTTAACTTTGCGTATACCGCAACAGCGAAACGCTGATGTTCTACTGACATGTTTTTGCTCCTTTCTTGTTTTGGTTTTCACGTGATATAATTATTTTTGATTGGAGGTGATTGCAGATGACTTTTTATGATTTTTTAATAACTTATTACCTTAGCGAAAATAGTCCTTTAGGCGATCTAGCTCATGATGTTCAACTAGATGGTAATTTCCCAACAGAAAGCAAAAGCGAAGATGAAATCAGGGATTATTTTTCTAATATTGGTACTCCTGGCTTCCAAGAGGCTTTAGATGAGGCGTTAAATTATTTTAGAAGACTATGACAATTCTTTTAACTTTGCTTAGGTCAATTTCCGGTGCTCCATACTTAGCTTTAATTTCATAATTTTTGTAAAGACCGACTTCAATTTGTTGAATGTTGGTTTTTTTTCTTTTTAAATATCTTTTGTTCACCTCCCCATCACTCCTTTCTATCTTATTAGCTAATTATTTAGCATAATGTTGACAAAAACAACCAATAGTGATAGTATATACCCATAGCTAAATAAGCCTATCAAAAGCCATTAATCGTTGGGGAACGAGTATTTTTATGGGGTTATTTGTTGTCTTGTTTAGCTAAATAATTAGCTTATGAATATATCTTACCACCACTTATGGTAGTTGTAAAGTATTTTTACAACCTTTTTCGGTAGTTTGTATTCAATAATGCTGTGAGGTATTGATATGACTACGTTTGAACGAATAAAAAAACTTTCTGCTAAGAAAGGAATAACAATTTCACAATTGACTAGCGAATTAGAAATGGGTGAAAACTCTATATACAGGTGGAAAACTCAAAAACCAGCTTTAGACAAACTTCAAAAAGTAGCCGACTATTTTAATGTATCAATTGACTACTTAGTAGGAAGAACTGACAACCCCTATGTCGACAACGACATCCCTCAAGAAGCGACAACACTAGCCGCGCATATTGATCCATCCGCAACAGAAGAAGATATGAAAAAAATTCTTGAGTATATTGATTTCATTCAACAAAAATATAAATAAGAAATGAGATGTATGTATGTGGTTAGATAAATACAGAGAGCAATATCCTGAGCTGACTATCATTGAAGATAAGAACATGGAGCAGGTTCACAAAGGATTATACTATAATAGTAGAATATTCGTAAATCCTCAACAAAATGATATTGAAATGCGCTGTACATTAGCAGAGGAAGTTGGACATCATCATTTGACTGTTGGTAATATTATTAAACAAGAAACAGTTAATGATAGAAAACAGGAAAATCTTGCTAGAAATTGGGGCTATGAGTCACTAGTACCTTTGCGTAAAATTATTGATGCTTATTATGAAGGTTTTACTGAGTACTACGAGGTTGCGGATTTTTTAGAAGTTACAGAAGAATTTTTAAAACATTCTATCGAGTATTATAAAAGTAAGCATGGGAACGTTGTAGAATGCAATGGGTATATAGTTATTTTCAGGAGTAGTATTCAGATTGTAGCCTGTTAGGCACTCATGCTATAAGTTTTAGATAAAATTAAATAAAGGGAGAGAATGAAAATGTGGAGTTTTGGATTGTTATTTTTAGCCAGTTTGATAGTTAGTATAGTTTTCTTTGTATTAGCAATTAAGAAAAATGATAGATCAAAAAAATTAATGAAAGGTATAACTTTTTTAGCCATTAGTTATACTTTATGGCTTTTCGTTGCAGATATCTCTGACAGTAATTTTTTCATAATATTTTCTTTTTGGATCATCGCAATGGCATTGATTTATATATTTTTATTACTATTGTCTGGAAAAATGAATTTTAAAAAGTATCAACATATATCTAAGTTAGCTGTCATCCCCTTATCGTTTTTATTCTTTTTAGGTGGCGTTTTTATTGCTACTAATACTGATGCCCCAAAAAAAGAAACTCCTAAAAAACAAGAGGCTTCCTCAAATACAAATTATTACGGAGAAAATAAGGATACAAACTATGATGATGTAAACGACACTAGTTCTGCAAGTGATGAAGATTTCGAAAAAAGCCTTCCAACATTAAACAAAAAAAACAATATAAATGCCATAGAAGATATGCAAAATAGCATAAGAAATACTTTAATTCCATCTATCAATAATGATATTAAAAATGATGATAGCAGTAATTTAAAACAAGAGTTAACTGTAATTAGTAATTTAAGTGACGAAAGTTCTGAACATTCGAGCTCAATGCTTAGCGACGTTAAGTCTGATAAATATTCTGACGCAGCATATGATTATTGGAAAGAAGCAATAACTACTCTCGCATCAATTGAAGATTACGTAAACGAGCAACTCGATGGTGCCAAAGATATTGATTACTATTATAACCAGTTCGAGATTGCATTGGAATCCTTGGATGATAGCTATACGAATGCAATTAAAACATTAACAAACTAAAAAAACGCCCTCCCCGCAAGAGATAAGCGTTTTCAAACACACACATAGGAGTATGCAAATATATTTTAACATAGTTTGCTGTACCCTTCAAAAGAACATACGTTCCAAATCAAAGAGGTGGTGCTATTAATGAAAATTAAAAAGTTAAAAAATGGAAAATACGCCGTTCGTTTGCGCATCAAAGTCGACGGTGAATGGAAAGAAAAGCGTTTGACAGATACAAGTGAAACAAACTTAATGTATAAAGCGTCTAAATTATTAAAACAAGCTGAACATGATAGTAGTTCTTTAAAAGAGTGGAAATTCAAAGAGTTTTACGAATTATTTATGAAAACTTTTAAAGAAGGTAAAAGTAGTCAATCAACAATTAATTTATATGACTTAGCTTATAATCAATTTGTTGATTATTTTGGCGAAAAAAGAAAACTTAATTCCATAGATGCTGTGCAGTATCAACAATTTATTAATCATTTATCTGTAGACTATGCAATATCCACTGTAGACACCCGGCACCGCAAAATTAGAGCGATTTTTAATAAAGCTGTCCATTTAGGCTACATGAAGAAAAACCCAGCCATAGGCGCTCATATAAGCGGACATGATGTGGCAAAAACAAAAGCACAATTTATGGAAACCGACAAGGTTCATTTACTATTAGAAGAACTTGCAAATTTTCATTCTATATCACGAGCAGTTATCTTTCTAGCAGTGCAAACAGGTATGAGGTTCGAAGAGATTATTGCACTAACAAAGAAAGATATTAATTTCGCTAAACGTTCTATAACAGTCAATAAAGCGTGGGATTATAAGTACACTAATACATTCATTGATACCAAGACAAAAAAGTCACGTGTGATCTATATTGATAACTCCACAGTTCAATATTTACAGTCTTATCTCGCGTGGCATTCTGCTTATATAAAAGAATATGGTATAAAAAATCCACAAATGTTATTATTCATCACCTATCACAATAAACCAGTGGATAACGCATCATGTAATAAAGCGTTGAAAAAGATATGCAGTACAATTAATTCTGAACCAGTGACATTGCATAAGTTACGACACACTCACACAGGACTATGCGTTGAGGCAGGCATGGATATCATTTATGTAGCTGATAGACTTGGTCATGATGATATTAATACAACATTAAAATATTATAGCCACCTAAGTTCTAATTTACGTCAACATAATCAGTCTAAAGTAGATGCTTTTTTCACACTAAAAACGGATGAAAATACCACAAATTTTGCCACAAATGCCACAAAAATAACGGAATAAAACGGGTATTATAAGATATAAAAAAATCTCTAAAACATTCATTCACCCTTTAATACCAAGGCTTTTCAATGCTTTAGAGATTTTTAAATTTAACTATATTACGTCCTGAGAGGGATT